TGCTACCAGCTCCTGAAGGTCAGTCACCTGCTGCTGGAGCTCATCTATTCTCTTGTTATAAGAACGAGCTTTGTTCTCGCCTCGAACGAGATCCAGTGCTTCGAAATCTACTGTCATATTTTCTCCTTTAGTTTTGTAAACGATACGACATCGTGGGATACCTGTCAAGCACGAAGTTCTCCTGATCCAGCTCCCCCCTGTAGCTCACGCTGCAGGGGGCTCAGTCCTTTGTCCTGTGAACGAGAACGAGGTTTCTCTTTCAAACGAGAACGGGATCTCGCGTTACCAGCCCACGCAAACTAACTAAAAGAGGTAAAAGAAAACGTGGGCAGGAAACGAGAGCTGCCGAAGGAGATCGCCATGCGCTGGAGGTTACGCTGCTGGGCCCAGCAGGTGTCCTTTAAACGAGAACGAGCGAGGTTTGTCAACGAGAACGACATCAGGCTACCAGCTGCTTCCCGGAGATCACCCCTCCCAGCAGGAGTTCCTGGACCGTTGGCCATTGTACAGGGAACGAGAACGAGAAAACGGGCACGAGGGAACGAGGATCCGTGAAACCGGACACCGGTCTGTACAGTTTAAGAGACCTCTTCGAAAGGGTCTCTTTCAAGATAAAAACTGTGCCACCAGCTTTAATATATTTGTTAATCCAAACTATTTGCCACTTATTTAGTTTAGGATAACTAGCTTCATCTGATTTAAGTTCTATCCAAAAAAGTTTACTATCTCCAACTCCATGAATATCAGGAATACCATTGATTGTACTAGATTCTATGCGAGTTAAGAAACATTTGGGTAAGCCTTGCTTAACCTTTTTCCAAAGCCTACTTTCTTTATTTGATGCACTCATAATTAACTTAACTTCTTAATAGATTGTATAACTGATGTGGGTATAATAGTTGTATTTCCTATACTGTCAAATGTTGGTTTCTCTTTAGTTTTTATGTAATCAGTAAATATTCTAGTCACACCATTTTGTTGGCTAGCCAGATAACCCTTAGATACACATACAGGAAGCTTTTCTTTGTTTAGGGCTTTTGTATCACTCCAACCAGCGTCTCCCTCAATATCAAGCCACTCGATTTCTACAAATGGATAAGCAGATATATCACTACCAAGTTTTTTATAATTAAGTGGTATTGTTTTTTTATTTTTAATTCTTCTTTTGGATTTTCTTTTACCTCTACTCATCTATCTCCACCTTAATTTTACCAACTGAAGTCGTTATTCCAGAATTATGGACTTGATTAAAAGCGTCAAGCCAATCAGACCAACTAGCCGTTTTGAGTTGACTTAACGTCTTCTGACTTAGCTTCGATTGTTTTGGCGTTATATCCATCAATCTTGTTGGATAATTCTTCCAATTTTTTTTCAAGCTGTTCACGTGACATACCCTCCAGACCAGTAACTGTTACTTCTTTTCTATCTATGAAAGCTCCAGCAAGTTGTCCAGATCTGTACTCAGCATTTATGGCTGCAGCAAACTGTTCTTTCTTTTCAGCTTTGTCTGAAAGTCTTTCAAATCTTTTGAATCGTCTAAGGCTATCGCTTTCGTATTTTTTTAATTCTTTCTCAAATCTTTTATCAAAATACTTAGCAACGTGAGGATTTAATTTTCTATTTAATAATTGTGAAGCAACAGCTTTAGCACTGTTATCATCTTTACAATCATAACCAGCTCTCTTTAAGGCTTCGTGTTGAGTTATAGTTCCATAGTCTTGCACTAGGATTTCTACAAACATCTTTTGTTTGGGAGTTAAATCCAGATCTGTTCTTAATTGCTTTTTCTTAAGTCCAGCCATTATCTACCTAACAATGATTTATCTCTTTTTGTTAAATTTCTTCCGTGTAATTTAATGCCAAACCTTAAATCTGATTTAGCTGCAGATCTTGTACCAGAACCTCTTACACCACTTTTCATAATTTGTAGTATACTTCTACCACCAGCTTTTCTATATTGTTTATAACCTAATTTAATTCCTTTAGTTAATAAACCACCCAACATTTTTTTAGGAATAATTTTACCTAATGCTTTTGCTTGACCTGCGTGTGCAGCAGATGCTTTTTCTAATTTACTTTTAACCATCTTAATTGTATTTAGACCACCCAACTTCTTTTTACCAATTCTTTCTTTCATAAATTTTCTAACTGATTGACTTATAGCTTCTTGATTAGCAGCTCTTTGTTTTTTTGTCATCATAGGAATTTGCATAGATTTACCTCTCTTATCAGAAGCATACGCTTTACCAAATAGTCTAGGTCTACCACCTTTGGGAAGTCCTTTAGAACCAATTCCAGGTCTTGCCTTAGCTTCTGCCCCTACATAAAATCTAGTTCCTCTAATTTTTCTTTTTATATCAGCTTTGACCAAATCATAAGGTACTCTTTCAGTCTTTCTTTTGCCTTTTTTATACTTTTTAAAACCTCTACGAAAAGCTTCTTTAGCAGTATTGAATATTAATTTCTTCATCATAATATTTCTACTATATAGATTATTTCATCACAAAGTAAGTAGTCCAAAAAACTTCGAGTATCGCGCGCGCAAGAGTGGTGTATCCCAGATACACCATAGATACACCATAGATACACCACTAAAATTGATTAAAAGTGTTGGTATAATTGAATAATAGTCTTTTAGATACACCAGATACACCATAATTACCCCTTGGGGTACTTTTTATTGCTCAAGGGTCTAGATAATCTATATAGTAGATTTTCCGGTGTCCGTTATCACTTTAGAACCATTCTAATTTACATAATATTTGCTACCGAAAACCGAATATGATACCATTAATCTAGTTTATGTTTATTTCATATACTTCATTAAGTTACTTCAGGGGGTTAAGTCATTTTTAGCTCTTCGATCATTCCCCCTGGAGTTTACGAATTAATATCACCACCATGACTAATTAAAAAGTAATCCAATCTCTTTCTTCAAAATTACCTTCCCCTTCAAACAAAACAAAACTTAAAGATAATCTTTTTTCAGATAAATGCTCAACCTTATGATATATTTTAGGTGGTATGCACACATAATCTCCTTTTTTTAAATAAAAAATTTGATCACTTACAGTAGCTTTTATTTCCCCTTCCTGCGCTAAAATTAAAGTTGCATAATTATCATTGTGCAGGCCATAACTTTTTATGGTTTTTTTTAATGAAAAATAAACGTGACAATCAACAGGTTTTTTATAAGTTTCCTCTAATTTTTTACAAAATAAATTAATCTTTTTATTTACTCTACTACAATCACTTAAATAACAAGCGCTTTCATTCATAAAAGTTTTAATCTCTTTTATAGGCCACATATTTCGATCACTAGACCAAATAGGTATAGGCCATTTATATTCTTTTGTTATTGTGGGTTTATCAAAAGAAGTAGGTCTAAATCTATTAAGATTAACAAATGGTTTTAAATTTATTAAATTTTCTAAATCATTAAAAGAAAACAACTCTTCGGCTATGGTTCCTTGATGAATCTTACTTATATCTATTTCCATTTAATTAAATTTTAATTTTACAATTAAAGCCTTTATCTCTCTTCTCTCTTCCTTACTTTGCGCAGCTCTATGCAACTTATAAAGTTCTCTATAATTTATCCAACCATTTTGCATCTTAGTAAATTTAATTTTTTTATCTTTTATTAGCTTTAAATACTCGCCTCTTATAAATTCAGGATCCATATTAGCTGACCAGCAAACGTTTTTAAAATCTTCACAGTTGCTTAAAAACCATTTGTGGGCATCGTGCTTCCAATAAGTTTCTTTTTTAAATGCTGAAGTAGTCAGAGCATCTTCTAGCGCCTGCACCAGGATAGCTTGAAATATTCTCTCCTCTGCACTTAAATCAGTTTTTGTAATTTCTTTAGCCAACCTAATGCCCAAAATTTTTAACAAGTTCGGAGAGCAACTCATAGTACCTCTTTCTTTCACGAAGAGGATATTTCATAAAAATAGAGTGTTCGTAATGATCGTGAATAGACTCAATAAATTCTGTTTTATCAAGGCCTTCCAACTCCCTACATAACTCTACTGTACTGATTATAACTAATTTATGATCGACTGACATACGCATAACCACGATGCGGGAAAAGATATGGATGTATAACTAACACCGTGGTTAAGCATTTTTTACAACCAGTTTCAAACCTTTAGCAGCAGCTGCAGCTTTTCTACCTGATTGCCATCTTTTCTCGATTTTATCAAGAAAGGACAAATTAAAATTTCCTAAACCAAAGTCGTTACCACAATACAACTGAAACATTAGACTTGTAATTTCATCATAAGCTTTCTTACTTTGGCAGCTTAAAACTAATTTATCTAAAGCACTATCTAATATTTCTTCGCTACTTTTTTTAGTAGTTCTTTTCATTTCCACAAAAATATCCTTTGTTAAAAGTTAAATTTGAGTTTCGTTGTTAGTGATTAATAAAGTGTTTAAAGCCCCACTTATTTCATATAGGCTTAGGAATACATTTCTTCAATTAATAGGTATTTTAATATGGATTGCAAGTAAAAAAAAGGGCTAGTCTCCCAGCCCTTTTTCCGCCCTCTCAGTTTAAGGTTAACCATCCAACCGCTGGGCTATTTACCATTCAGTAATTTCTTACCAGAAGATAGTAAATTCTCTTTCATACTTTGATAGCTTTTATTTTCTTTTTTAGCTATTTTCTTAATTTCGTCATCAACTATTTTGGCAATCATAGACCCAGGTCTTCGAAACCCTTGTTGCCCCATTGCTCTAATTATACAGTAGGTATCAATATCTACTGCGCATGACTTCCATTTATTGATGTTCATTCTGACCTCTCTATTAGTGTTCTTGATACTCTTTTGATTCAAAGAAATCAACAAGTTTAACTTTTTTCTTACTTCGCCCACTATTGTAAATTTTATCAATAATAGTGATGTAATCCTTAGTGCTAGTACCAGATAAGAACCAAGAAGACTTTGTTGCACAAGCAGTTTTGAATCTTTTAAAATCAAACTCTGGGTGCTTATCAGCTATGATATAAGCATAAACCATAGATCTTTTTAATCTACGTTTTGTGTCATCCATACCTAAAAAGTATTTTCTTAGCTGCATCAGTTGGCTGCCAACTCTATCTGTATTTTCAATACCACCTGCAGGGATTTTAAATTCTCCTGTTTTAAATTCAGTGGTAACTCTATTCCAAAGAGAGCTTTGTTTCAAAAGCAACACCATTGCTTCTGCAACATTTAAACCATATTGATTCATTTTGTTTCTAGCAATTTGATAATCTCTTTTTTGCCTTGAACAATGATGACTCAAGTATGCTTCCATAGACCAATTCTTACGACCAGTATTTAATCTTGCAACATCAAGTGGGTCGTCTGAATTAATAATAATATAAGGTACTTTAAGATCTAGTTCTTTTCTAGCTTGTAAAGTATGTTGTCCGTCTATTACTTCCATGTTGTTATTTACACGTATAGGATCGTATAAATCTTTTTCAGCTATTAATCTTTTTAGCTGCCTAACGTGTCCTTCATCTACAGGTCTATTACCTCTAGCTTTTTTAAACTTCGTATAGTCTGTTGTTTCGAAGTATTTATTTTTTATTTGATTGTTCATATCTTTTCCTCCTAGTAAAACAATAAATAGGTTAATGATCCAAAAATAAATAATAATATTTTTGGTGGTATTGCCAGCATAAGGCCAATAAAGATCATACTAAAAATTAAATCTTTCATAATATTTTAGTCCTCGTTATCGTACCCTGCGAGTTGGCTATAAACTAACTCACAAGCAATTTTTTCGTTAATTGGATAAATTGGAAACTCAGCAAAATTAAATGAACATTGTTGCAGCTTCGTCATTATTTTTTGAAACTCATCATCAGAATATTCCAATGGTTGTCCGGTAACCGTTGTTCTTGGTAACTCATCCAAGGTTTCAGATACCTTCTCAGCCCATTCCCTAAAAATTTCTGAAGCACAATTAATTCTTGTCATCGTACTTCCATAGGTTAAACTTTTGATTTATTTCTTGGATACCTTGATGGAATTTTATTTTACCACTCAAGACATCTTTACAATCCATCTCTCGATAGACTTCGCCATTAACAGTTAATGTTAACTTCTTTGTCGACTCATTGAATGACACAACAAACTCATGTGTCATCTCAACGTTTTTTGGTTTTACTTCCCATTCAGGATGTAAAACTATAGCTTCACCAAGTTTTTCAGCCGCACTTAGTTCAGCTATTGATTTTTCATTTTTCATGCTATCCTCTTTGTTAGTTATTTTTTTAAAAAGCATGAATTCTATATATACATTTAGATGGGATATGCAACTAAATAATGAGCTAGGATAATATAGGTAAATATGGGATGAAATTTTTATTAATTTTACATATATGTAGTAATTTAACAATGCAGTGCCCAGGAAGCGCTATTATGGGTATTCAGTATAATAATTGGAAAGATTGTGTCCAAGATGGCTATAAATTTGCTTCCAGACACCTTGAAAAATTAGATAAAACACTAGTAAATAAACAAAAAATAAGCGTAAAATTTGAATGTAAGCAAGTAGGTTCACCCACATAGTTGCATTATAGTCACAATTTGCTATATAATACACCATGAAGCTATATCGCGTCCAAGCAAACTATAAAAATATATATATTGATGAGACGCTTGAGGCCAAGAACGATAAAGCTGCTCTTGAGTGTTTAGTAAAGAAGGTTGACTCAGGAGACATAAACCAAGTGGAAGGTGCTGGCTTTCATAATCCAGATTTACTTTTCATAACCTTTGAGGAGGTTGACCGAAATGCAACTACAAAAGTTAATATCGGAGAAACTTCAGTTGGAGTCCAAGTGGGCAACACAGGCGTTAACTCAGGGCAGAGTAACACCTGACATGAAGTGGATCGATATCAAGATCAAAAATCTTAGAACAAAGATTAATGATCAAAGTGTTGAAGACGCACAAAAAGGTCTTTTTGATATAGCTAGTTAATCTAGCTTAAAAAAATTAAATTTTTCCCTAAGGATACTGCGCTCTAAATTTTCCAAAAAGCATTCAGTGTCGCATCCAGAATAAAACCCCTGCTGCAGGTGATCGATTACTATTCAATAAAATAAAATTCCGAAAAATCGTCCATGGTATAATAGGTAAAAAACAAAAAGGAGAGCTATGTACTATTGGAACCCAAAAAAAATAAAAGAGCTAAAAGAAAAAGGTTATAAATTAAAATTTTATAATTCTAAAGAGCTGCTAGAGAACGAAAGTAATCGGGAGTTGGTTGACACGCAGGGCAAGGAATCCGATGATCCCCAGAAAGAATAATTCTTTTTGATTTACAGGCTGAGCAATTATTATTCCTTAGCCTCTCCCCAGGATCGTCCGAGGGCAATATCAACTTTGGAAGGAACTCTAAGATCTTCGATTGCATTTTCCATTATCTCCTTTATTAATTTTATATCATTTTCATTATTAATTGAAAAACATAATTCATCATGGATTTGTAGTAAAGGTTCAAATCCTGCTTTGTGACATTCAATCATAGCTTGTTTAGTTTGATCCGCAGCAGATCCTTGAATTAATCTATTTAATGCTTTGTAAGTAAAAGCCCTTCTGATGTTATTCCCATAAATGGCCTTAGCTTCCTCGTACTGCATTGCTTTGTTCATTCCGAAGGTAGCAGGCTCCCACATGTCAAATCGGCATTTACGGCCCTTTATCGTCCGAATAAAGCCATATTTAGAGGCAGAGCTAGACACTTCTGTAGCTAATTTCTTAACAAAGGGAACTCTTTCTCCATATTGTCTTAAAAGAGCTTCTGCTCTATCTTTTGTTATACCTAATTCTTTACCTAATTTATTTTTACCCATACCATAGAATAATCCTAAATTAATAGTTTTAGCCTGAGATCTTGTAATACCAGCCATATCTGCAACTATTTGGTGAAAGTCAGCAGCCTCATTTTTATAAGCTTCAATAAACTCTGCTGCACCCTCAAATGTTTCATTTACTGATGCAGCATAGTGTGCAACAAGCCTAGGCTCTTGTTGTGAGTAGTCAAAACTACCCCATTGCTTACCTTCTTCAGGTAGAAACAATCCTCTAATTTTATCACCATACTCTTTGTTTCTTGCTGGAATTTGTTGTAAGTTTGGATTTGAATATGAAAGTCTACCAGATACAGTTCCACCTTGATCAGATCTTAATTGATTTATTTCAGAATGTATTCTGCCTTTATAAACATAACGTTGGATTGAATCTATAAATGTTGAATGGAATTTATTTATTTCTCTTGCTTCTCTTATTAGTTGCGCTATCGGGTTATCACAGTTCACTAACCAGTTTTGGGTAAAACTTGGTTCGTCAGTCTTCGCTGTTCGTGGATACTCAACTCCAATCCTATCAAACACTTGAGCAACACTTCTTGCAGCCCAAATATCAACATTCAAAGTAGTTTCTTTTTTTATCTTTTGTAAAACTTCACCTTCTTTTTTTTTGAATTCTTTTTTAAGTTCAGCGGCTCTTTCTTCATCTACCCTAATTCCTTTTCTTCTTGTCTCAATTAATATAGGCAGCAGGTCCATTTCTAATTCCCAAACATCATGTAAGCTTTGTTTGTTAATTTCTGATTTAAGTCTCTCCCATAACCTTAAAGTTAAACCTGCGTCTTGTTCTGCATAAAAACCAACATAACCAGCAGGGAGTCTCCATAAGTCTGCTTTCGGGTCTATTCCCCATTCTTTTGCTTTTTCGTTTAAGAATGTTTCGTTTTTTATTTCACCAAGATAATCTTTTGCACAAGCATTCAAACTAAAACTAAATCTATTTTCGTTTATAATTGCAGCTGCAATCATTGTATCTACAATTTTTCCTTTGATATCAAAGCCATTTACTAATAACCAACCAACATCATAACTTGCATTATGAAAAATTTTAGTAGCTGGTAGATTTAAAACATCCTGCATCCAT